CGGCAAGCGGCCCAGCGACGTATTTAGCTGTGATGACGCTTAACTGTGTAAACGCACGATTTAACTCGTCGTAGGCGGTGTTAAGAGCTGTGAGTTGACTGGTATCGCCGAACGAACTGGCGAGATCAGCTTGGATCTGTGCGGCAGCCTCTGCGTTGCGGCCTTGGGCAATCAGAGACGCGACGTTTTTTTCTAACGCCTTGCTGGAAATCAGACCGGCTTGGCGCAGTTCATCAAATTTGCCGATGGGGTCGCTGAGGCCGGCGGCGAGGGTTTTGCCTTTGTTGAGGGCCTCGTCAAAGGCGTCGCCGACGATGGTGCCGACGATCGACAGGCCGAAGCCAAACTGGCCGCCGATAGCACCGCCGACTGCGCCACCTGCAAGACCGCCGGCTGCGGCACCGACACCTTGGCCGAACAATAGAGGGAAGCCGCCACCGATAAGAGCGGAACCGAGCGCACCACCGGCCCTTTGTCTTAAACCGCCTGCGGCGCCGCCTTCGCGCTTAGCTCGTTGCTCAGCAAAACTGCGGAGTGTTTTTTCAGCAAATTCAGCGTCCTTGTAGCCGGCCTTGCGGATGGCTGCGATCTGGCGCTCGCCTTCTTCGCGTTGGCGAACGTCGCGCAAGAAGCTGGTAAGGCCGCCGCCTCCACCACCCGCCGTTTGCAGCGAACGCAGCTGGGCGCGACGCTCCAAGATTGCATCGGCCGCTGCCTGTGCAGCTGGCGAACGAGTGGAACTGGCTGCGCCTGCAGACCCTTGTGCTCTGCGCTTTTCTGTGGCCTCTCTTGCCCGGGCAACTTTTAATGCGTTTTCTTCTACACTTAATTGCCTAGCAAGATTTTGAATTAGTTGACGCGCTGTTCCTAGTTGACCTTGCTTACCGGCTTCAATAATTTGCTCAAATTTTGCACGTTGTGCACTAATGTCTACGCCTTTTGCTTCCAGTAAATTTATACGATTACTTAACTGATACAGTTTATCTGTAGCTGCTTCGCGGGTGCGAAGACTTTCGGCGGCGCCTTTTTGGATGCCGCCGCGGCTTGCAAGAATTTGTTCTGGTGTTGTTGCGAACCCGACTCCGGTGGGCTTTTGAGCGGTTTTGGTAACGGTGCTTGCGGTTCCTTTTGCGGCGGCTTCTTGACGCTTTAGTTGAGCAGCCTGAGCCGCGCTGACGCGCAATCGGTTTTCTTCGATTGATAGCGCACGACTTAGCTGAGCGTTTAGTTGGCGGGCGCTATCAAACTGTGATTGCTGCGCTGCTTCATTTGCTCGCGCAGCCCGAAGCCTAAAAGCTGTAACATCAACTCCTTTTGCTTCAAGAATATTTAGACGGTTTTGGATACTTACACGCTTATTGGCCGCCTGCTCTGCGGCGCGCTCTGCACGTTTTTGCGCGGCCTCAGCAGGGCTGGCTTTTGCTGTTCTAGTTCTTGTAGTTTGTCGGACGGCTTGACCTTCTAGGTCAGCTACTTGCTTTTTTAGTTCGCCTAGCTTGCGTAAAGCGTCTGCGTCGTTGACTGTTATTACCAGTTCCGCCTGGCCTAGTTGCTCTGCCACGGGCTGGTGCGGTGCCTTTGACCTAGGTTGCCGGGCAGGGGCGGGAAACTAGGGGTAAAGCGGAACGGCTGTGGCTTCGGCGCTGGTGGGACTGGAGAACGCGACGGTGACTTTCACCGTGCCAGCGGCTGGGACAACGGTGGATGCTGAGACTGGGAACGTCGTGGCCAACACGACTACTGTGCAGGTGGGGGCGTTTCTCAAAGGGGAGAGCGTGGCGGAGACGACCTACCCAGGGGTCAACGTCATTACGACGCTGTTTGAGGGGTATGTGACGACTGGGACGCTTGGGTCGGGAGTACAGGTGGGGACGTCTGGGACGATCGAGTTCGCCGGGCAGGACGCCCAGGACTGTGAGGTGCTGGAGGTGCGGCTGCCGTACGGGGAGACAGGGTTGATTGGGTCGGTGTTGACCGATGCGCTGGGAGTCAAGATTCGGCTGGCCAGCAGGATGCAGAGCTGATGGCGCAGGTTCGGGTTCAGATCAAGAGCTGGAACGCCGAGAAACTGCTGGGGCGATCCACGCAGATACTGGAGGATTTTGCGCCGATCATTGCCGAGGAGGCGCGGCGGCAAATTACGACGGTGAAGTGGGTGTGGCCCAACTCAACGCTGCGCTATAGGAGCTTGTATCAAGGTGGGGAAACGCGCAGAACCAAGTACGGGACCGGTGTTTTGATTCCTGCCGGTAAGCGCGACATTGTGGACACCGGGTCGCTGCTGTCGTCCCAGCAGGCGCCGCAGGTTAGCGGAAAGTCGTTGTCAATCCGATGGACGGCGCCTTACGCCGGCGAAGTGTTGCGTGGGTCTTACCCGGATCCGTACTTCAGTTCCGTGAGCCGCAGGCTTGTGCCCGCTCCAGGGGATAAGCCGCCGAGAAATTGGATCGGTGCTGCTCTGGTGGAGCAGCCGCCGCTGCCGTTTTTTGTGCGGCGGTGGCGTGAGTTAAGCCGCGCATAAAAAAGCCGCCCCGGCTAGAGGCGGCTGTTATGTCCGTAGGGCTCAGCTTACGGTGGCCACGGTGAAGGTGGGGACCACGTCCGCGCCAGCGCCGCCCACGTCGCCGAGGGCCACAGTCAGGATGTCGCCAACGCGGTAGTTGGTGCCGCCGGCCACGATCGTCGGGGTGGCGGTGACCGTGCCACCAGCAGCCACAACGATGGTGGCGGTGGCGCCTTTGCCGGAGCCGATGCCAGCGGCGGGGCTGGAGGAGATCAGCGAGACGCCGGTGTAGGTGGCGGCGGTCAGGCCGGAGCCGGCGCTGGTGATGGTGAGGGTGGCGGCGGGGTTGCCCTGTGGGTAGAACTTGTAGGCGCCGTAGCCGGTCAGGGTGAAGCTCACCTTACTTACATTGCCGGCAACAATATCTTCTGAAAAATCACCAATTTGTGCTAGGCCTGCATGAACCTCTGGGTCGTCGCCGGAAGCATCGGTAACGGGGGTTTCCCTGTACCACTCCAGCACCGCACCGCTTGCAGCGTTAATAGCCGCTCTTTTCAAAATTTCGTAGCCAGCGTCCGTGACGTCCAAGTTCATGGAACACGGAATGCTGTACGACTGGCTGGTGATCAGGTTAGACTGAAAGCCCTGTTCAGAGTCATAGTCAACCACCGAGGTTGACTCAGAGGTGCCTTGGATACCCGTGTTATCCAGAGACAGGATACGAGTCATCCCGGCACTGGTTGTCGGGATAGTGCTGGCGGTTGTACCCAGCTTGACGTAGAGCTTGTACCCTAACGCCGCGAAGAAAGAGCCGGTCGCCATACTCTGTTACCCTAGTGTCGGGGTGCTTACCCCTAGGTTACCGAAGCAGCCGGTGCTGTGCAGCAAAGGCCTCCCAGCCTTGCGTTTGGGCCTGCTGCAACAGCTCTGCCAGCAGCTCAACTGTCTCGTCGATAGGTAAGCCCTCTCGCAATTCGCTGTAACCATCTCGCATTGAAAAATTTTTAGGTACCTGTTCAACAGCCGCATGAGCAGTCAACTGAAGTGCCGCCTGTTCCACGCACCAGGCGGTTGCGCGGTCTGTCTGCCACTTAGCCCAGACGGTCGTGTAGTTTCCTTGGCCGCGGCGTTCAACGTTTGTGCTGATTCCGATCTTGTCAAAAATTTCGCAGACTTCCACGAAGTACAGGAAACACAGGGAGTCGGCGTGTTTTTGGTCTAAGCGAAAAACAGCTAGGCCGTCGTCGCACCGGTTGTATTGGCCTTGAGTCTTACCTAAATAAGAAGCCCAACGACGAAGGCGGCATCCACAGCTTCTTGTTTCGCCGCTGCGAAGATAATCGCCCACCACAACGGTTTGGGCACCGCATTGGCACTGGCACAGCCACTTGGCTCTATGTCTGCGGTTTGTGCCCCACCACCGCAGTACCGTTAGACCGCTATAGGTTTTGCCTACCTCGGACTTTGTGCTTTTATTGGCTACGCGCTTCGAGCAGCCACAAGACTTTTGATCGCCGCCACGCAAGTCACTTGTAGTGACTCGTGTTTGACCTCCGCAGTCGCACTGACATAACCACAAAATTTTGGCGTGGCGATCCTTGCCTGCACGCTCTTTAACCACCAAGCGGCCGAAGCGTTGGCCAGCTAGGTCTATAATCTTGCCCATCAGCTCAGGTGGTTGAGTTGGTCGCGCTCCGGGGGCTGCAACCCGCTGGAGCACCACATTCTACATCTCTTCCGAGGCTTCAAGGACGTCCCAAGGCGTGGGGCGGGGGCAGAGATGCCACTTGAAGTCTTGGGTTTCGTGGTCGAGCGACTGGACCGAGAAGAGGGCCAGCTTGAGGTCTTCGGACTCGGTTTTGAGTTCGGTGCAGACGGCCTCGAAGGTGGCGCCGCCGCGGAGCATGTATTGGGCGCGGAGGCCGAGCGAGCGGACGGAGCTTGGGGCGCGGACGGACCAGTTGTGGTCGCGGATGTAGTGGCGGATTTCGCCTTCGCAGAAAATGGCGAAGATTGTGGAGAAGGTGCCTTTTTCGGGGTTCCAGGCGCGGCAGGTTTTGATGAAGGCGATGTTGATGCAGCTGTAGATGTCTTCTTTGAGGAGAGCGGGGTATTTGCGGCAGAACTTGCGGCCCATGTGGTTGACGAGGCCGCCGTGTTCGCGGTACATGCGATCGACGTGGCGCTGCTCGTCGCGGGACAGCGGGGTAGCCAAGTAGCCGCGGGTCGGCTTCTTTTTTGGCTTCTCTTGTGGGAAGGCAGTTGGCATACTCACAGCCTAACGCCGGAGTATGCCGTGCGCCTTAGCTGCGGACTCGGTCGATGACGCGGCCCATGCCGCCGGGGATCACGCTGGTGGTAAGGCAGCCCAGAATTGTGGCGAGATGCGGCAGGGCCGAGAGGGGGCTGACGATCGAGGCAGAGGCGGCGGAGACGTCGGTGCGCCACTCCAACTCCATGACGTCGAGCTTGAGCCGGCGCAGATCTTTGTTGGGGACGCCGGGGACGAGTTCGGCCGATCCAGTGGTTGGGGATTGAAGCAGGGTGGGGGTGCCGAGCAAGGCGTTGGCGAGGTCGAACGTGGAGTATTGAATTTGCTCGGGGATTTCGTCGTCGGGGTAGTCAATGCCGCCGCACGAGGCGTCGGTGCGGGGCCAGTCGAGAGCTTGGGTTGTTGTAGTGCGGTCGCCGATCCAGTCGAGGGTGTCAAGGCCGCGGGTGGCGGTGATCAGGGCGCGGGTTTTCTGGTCAGTCGTGGCGGTGGTCCAAGCCAAGGTGCCGAGCATCGTTTCGGCGATGGTGTCGGCGGCCGCGATGGTTAGGTAGGAATTGGCGGTGGCGCTGCCCACCGTGGCGGTAATCGAGGCGGGCATTGGCGGCTGGCGTTACTCCTAGGATTCCGGTTAGCGGCCTTGGCCGCGCAACTTTTTGCGGCCGTGGTTAGCGCGGCTGTGCTGGCCTTGGCCTTGGTTGGTTTTCTTGGGTTTGCCGGGGCGGTAGCCGTTGCGGGTGCCGCTGATGCCGGCTTTAGCTTTTACGGCCATCAGAGTTTGTAGGCGATGACTTTGCCGCTCGACAGTTTGATGGTCGTGAAGACACCGTAGATGGTGGTGCCAACCGGGATGGGCATGGTGGCCAAGGCGTCGCCGGTGTAGTCGGCAGCGACCGTGCCAGTGTCGAGGACGGCGGCGGCGACGGCGGTGATGGCGCCGTATTTGCCGGTGAAGGCTGTGGTGCCGCTGATGTAGTCGGCGCCTTGAAAATCACTCCGTTCCATTGGGGGGCTCCTTGCGG